TATAGCTAGTGTGTTAGGTCAAGTTGCTACAACAGTAACTAATAGAATTAATCAGATGGCTGTTACTACGACAAAACAATTTTTACCTATTGACTCTCAATTAAAACAAGTAAATGATTTACTATCTTCAAATAGAGAAGGAGATATTGATAAAGGTTTTGAATTGATTGATAAATTACAATCGAGATTAGGTGTTGATTTAGGCAAATATAGTAAAGAAATAGGTGATGCTGTTCAAAAACTTTACGATATGAATAGACAACGTAAGGAAGATAAAGCAGAAGCTGATAGAATACAAAAGGAAAAAACTGAAGAATTAACAATAGAAAGAGATATATTAAGAGAGCAAGGTATCAATACATATGTTAATGAAAAAACTTTAAAATTAGAAATTAAAAGTAAAAAAGAAGAAAAAGCCGAAATGAAAAGGCTTCAGAAAGAAGAACAAAGATTACAAGATGAACAAAAACGTATATTAGGAGAAACTAAAGACCTTAAAAAATTAGACCCAAATGATGCTAAAAGACAAGAAAAAGAAATGCGAATATTAGCTGATAGTGAAAATTTAGCAAAAGATAAAAAGAAATTTGAAGAAGATAAATCAAAAGCTAATATACAACCTGGTCAAAGAGTTTCTGGAATGTTAGACCAAACTGTAGGTGAAGCATTTAGACAAATTAAAACTTTTGGTAAAGAAATTGTACAATTAGGCGGTGATTTATTCAAAGGTTTTGGTAAATTAGCTGGTGTAGTTGGTAAACTTGCATTAGGATTTTTAAAATTTTTACTTGTATTAATACCAATACTAATAATCGTAGCTGCTGTAGGTGTTGTTATATATGCTTTATATAAAGCAATAAAATCAGTTATAGATTTCTTTGCTAATATATTTGATAGTATTAGTAAAATATGGCCGTTTAGTTTATTAAAAGATAGTGATAGTAAAAATGAAGAAATAGGCGACCCTAATAAAACTGCCGTACCTGGACAAGAAGATAAACAAAGTCCACAATACGAAACAGATATTCAAAAACGTACAGGTCAAGGTCAAATGGTCAATAGAAATGAAATTGATGGTGAAACTGTAGCAGATAGAAAAGCCTTTGACACAGGCCGTGATTCTGATGCTATGAAAATATTACCTATTACTGCTGAAGGCGGTGAAGATAGAAGAAGTATTAATCAGATGACACGAAATGTAAGATCACAAAATTTAAATCAAATGAGTGTGGAAAATCAGGCGTTAAGTGAATCTAAACCTACAAATAATACAGTTGTAGCACCTAATATATCTAATAGTAGTGTAAATGCTTCAAATACACAAGCTATGACTATGGAACCTACAAACTTTGATCGTTCTTTTATTAATTTAAATACAGTGCCGATTTAAACAGTGGCCATTTCTGGCCACCGTCAAAGTTATGAGTAAAGAGAGAGATTACTCGTCATCCGCCAATTTACTAAAGTAAGATAACGTATCGTCATCATCACTAGCGGCTGGAGTAGTTTTACCATTACTTTTTACTGCACCATTTGTCTTAGCCGATGGGAGATCAGCAGATTCAATAGTAGCAGCATTTCTAGTTCCCGTAATTACCCTATTCAGTTTCTCTTTGAGTTCATCATAGGATTTAAAATTAGTAGGGGCCAAGAAAGGTGTAAGAGCATATTGTTTAGACCATATTGCTTTGATTTTTTCATCAGTATCAGCAATAGGAGCAACAGGCTCAAATTCAGACTTGTCGTAGTTCCAATAACCATCTACTTTTCTAATTTTTAGTTTAAAGTTTGCACCTTTCCAAAAATCAAATGGGTTAATGGCCGCTTCATCTTCAAATGCTGGCTGCATTGCTTCTGTAATCTTATCAAATATCTTTTTACCGAATTTGAATATGAATACTTTGCCTTCATTTTCAGGATGTTTAGGATCACTTACAACCATTATATTAGAGAAGTAAGATAATTTTCTTTTTCTTTTTCTTGCTATCTCTTTATCAGATTCAACACCTGTGTTCCATAATCGTGTATTTTCTTCACTGACAGGATCTTTTTGATTTAGTGTTGTTAATGAGTTTTCAATATACCAACCACCTTTATCTTGGAATGCGTGTGACCAAACTCGTACCCACGGCATTTCTTCTTTTTCGGTTGCTGGTAAAAAACGAAGTACGGCATAACCACTACCAGTTTTATCTAGTTCAGGTTTCCATATTCTGTCGTCTGCGTATTTGTCTTTTGATTTATTAATATCCTCAGGATTGAGGTTAGCTTCTAGTGCTTTGGTAAGTTTATCAAAGTTAGAATGACTAGTTTTTAATGTATTAAAGTCCATTGTATTTTCTCCTTATTATTGTATTTGTGTTAGCTGTATAATCGCTATCATTATTATTTATATGACTTTTTGTTCTTAGTTGCCCATTCCTTAACTGTCATACCTTTAAGTTTGGGTGTTCTTGCTTTTTCTCTTAAATTATTCAAACCTTTAATTAAATAATCTAATATTCTAATGTACATATTATTAATATATCACAACCCTAGTTCTTTGTCAAGCTGTGCAAAACTCATATATTTAATATTTGGTAAGCCGTGCCATTCTGATATACTCACGTTTGTTTTATTACGACCATCATTAAATTCATTTACTTTTATAAACTCTATATTAGGATTCCATATTAATAATGTTTTCCATTGATCTAACCAGTTAATACATGGTGTTTCAGAATTTTCAGGAATTACGTAATGTTTTGTACCAGCATATAAATTGTTTACTAAATCATTGTTACTATATAAATCATGGCCTATCAGATATATTTTATTAGGTTTTTCTTTTTTACATGCAATATAACCAGAAGTAGGACCTGCTGCCCAGCCGTGATCTATAGCAATACCTTGCTCATTTTTCATTATTTCTTTTAAATCGTGTGTTTTATCATCATCTTTTACCCAACTAATACAAACAGAATTATGTTTGATAAATTTTTTTTCTATTCTATTTTCTTCTCTATGTAATATATCTACTAATCCTTTTAAATTTGTACCGTGCATTACAAATTCTTTTTGATTTGTTCTTATGTTTTTTGTAAGTAAATCATATTTTTTTACGTCATCTTTTTGTTCTGTTGAAATGCCTGAATAAACAATAGATTCGAATATATCAGCAGGTAGTTTATTCCAATCTCTAAACCAAGTTTCATTGTTATTGCAATAACCACTATGGTATATCTCGTGCATAATACCATGGTCAACGGCCGTCAATACATCAGGTGTAAATGTTCTATAAAGAGCATTACAACCATATATTTTACCGTGAGGTCTTAGTTTTTCTAGGTTGAAATCTTTTCTACTTGTACCATTGCCTATACAAAAAACGTTAGACATTATATGTATATGTAATAGATTATAATTAAAGCTAATCCAATTGCAATATTGACCAATACTCTAATACTAAATGCCTTAAATTCTTTTTTAAAATGGTTTTCATTATTTTTAAAACCATCTACAGCTTTCATATAGGGATTAAAACGATTATCTGGTAATTTAGTTCTATCTACGTCTTTTAAAATTTGTGTTAATCTTATATCATTCATATATTTATTTTATTACAAAAATTTCTTTCAATATTAATTTTATTGCCGTTTCATTATAGTTAACAAACGGTGCATATTTGGCTATTCTTTTTGAGTGGATTGGCCAAACCACTTGTTCAACAATCTGTTTATTCCAAGACTTACTATAAGATAACACTTTATTGAAAACGATTGCAGTTTCATAAGATATTTTTTTTGACAAAACCAATTGAAAAAATCTAGGATGTTGTCCACCAAAACAGTTAAAACCATCATCAAAAGAAAGATGCCTAGCATTAAAATCATTAAAAATGTGGACACAATCACTTCTAAAATGATATTCAAAAGACTCATTACGTTTCTTCCATTCTGTAAAAATATCTTGGCCATCATTTCTTATTAAACTTCCTACCCACTTGTTACTATCAGATAAAAAATTACTAACAAAAAAACCCAATATATCATCCTGATTATATCTGGTACTGAGCTT